TCCGCGGGGACGACGCTGGCTTTTTGTCCCGAACACCTTCCCCGAGGCACTCCCATGCACGCGCCGTTGCCGCCGACCTCCCGCCTCGCGCTTTTCCCCGATGGCGCGATCGAGGGTTATGCCAGCCTGTTCGGCGAGGTCGACCAGGCGCGCGACATGGTGATGCCCGGCGCATTCACGCAAACGCTGAAACAACGCGGCCTGCGCAAGATCCCGATGCTGTTCCAGCACGATCCCTCCGAGCCGGTCGGCGTCTGGCTCGAAATTGCGGAGGACTGGCGCGGGCTGAAAGCGCGCGGCCGGCTGATCCCCGACGTGATGCGCGCGCGCGAATTGCTGTCGCTGCTGAAGGCCGGCGCGGTCGACGGCCTGTCGATCGGCTATCGCACCGTGCGCGGCCAGATCGATCCGAAGACCCGGGTGCGGCGACTGTACCAGGTCGATTTGTGGGAAATCTCGATCGTCACCTTTCCGCTACTCAACGGCGCGCGGGTCAGCACCGTCAAGCAGCAGCCAAAACTGTCGCGGCTGCGGCAGGCGGCGGAAGCCGAATGGCGCAGCGTTCTGGCGGGCGAGGACATCGGCGCAGCGCCCCCACCGCGCGTGCCGCTGGCGTCAAGGCTCGGCGAGCGTGGCGGGCGCAAGAGCGCGCTGTGCGGCGTCAAGCGAGCGCGCTGACGCCGTCATCGCCATGCTCTTTCACGTGACCCGGGACAGCCTTGTCAGCCCGGGAAGGCTTTATGGGTCTAACGGCACGGATTCGAAACCGCGTCACAAGTCCAGGTCCGGTGGCCAAGACCTCCGGATCGTCCGCAATAGAGGTTCTTGCCGTTCGACTTCACCCAGTGCTTGTACTTGTTGCCATAGGCGGCATTGGCAACGTCTCTCCAGTTGTCTTTCGCCCTTGATTTGGCCAATGCATTGTTGTTTTGAGCGCTGCCATGTCCGGTTACCGAGGGCTTGCAGTCTGCCGCCGCTGATCCGGGGTGGGCTGTAATCGCCGCAAATACGACAGCAACGGCAAGCGCCGTCAATCCTACGCGCCTCGACATTGGCTAACTCCCCGGTTGGTGAAAATTTGAAAAGTAAAGTGGCCGATGCGGGCAATGCGATTGAACACCGGTCGAACCTGATGGTGGTAGGCGTAAAAATCTACAACCGCAAGGTCATTGCCCCTATCGAATAGGCTCATAACGTCGCACGTCGCCAAACGATCGAATGCGAAAAACGCAGCCTGTTTGCAAGGATGCGACGATTGCGGCCTGACTCGCCCGGATGATGCGCGCCGGGGCGGTCGCAAGCCGAATGGCGCAGCGTTCTGGCCGGCGAAGACGTCGGCGCACCGCGGCCGCCGCGTGTGCCGATGGCGTCGCGCTTGCGCGAACGCACCGGGCGCAAGATTGCCGCTGCGCGGCGTGGCGCGGGTGCGCTGACTCGTGTCCCGGGCGCAATGCAGCGCGCCGCTCTTCGCGGCGTGATGCTTCGCAGAACCGGGACCGCAACGAACACCACGCTTGGAACGGTCCCGGTTCTGCGAAGCAGCGCTGAAGAAGCGCTGCATCGCGCCCGGGACACGAAAGCTTTTTCTCACCACACCTCCCTCATCAACCCCCAGGAGCACCACCCATGGACTTCGACATTCACGAGCGTACCCCCGAGACCAAGGCCGGCATCGCCTCGAGCGACGCGCAGGACGTCTATGACGCGCTGATGCGCACCTTCGAGGATTACAAGTCTGAAAACGATCACCGCATCAAAGCGATCGAGCAGCGCAAGGGCGACGTCTTGAACGACGAGAAGCTGGCGCGGATCGATGCGTCGCTTAACCAGCATCAGCAGCAGCTCGACGCGCTCTCGCTGAAGGGGACGCGGCCGGGGCTGGAAGGCCGCCGCCTGGATCCGGGCGCGCGCGAGCACAAGGCCGCGTTCGACGACTATGTCCGCAGCGGCGAGGCCGCGGGGCTGCGCGCGCTGGAGCAAAAGGCGATGTCGATCGCCTCCAATCCGGACGGCGGCTATCTGGTGCCGCCGGAATTGGAAACCGAGATCGGCCAGCGCCTCGCCAACATCTCGCCGATCCGCGGCCTCGCCTCGGTGCGCGCGATCTCGTCCACGGTCTACAAGAAGCCGTTCATGACCGCGGGGCCGGCGACCGGGTGGGTCGGCGAAACCGATCCGCGCACCCAGACCGCCTCTGCCGTGCTGGATGCGCTGTCGTTTCCGGCGATGGAGCTCTATGCCATGCCGGCGGCGACGCAGACCCTGCTGGAGGATTCTTCCGTCAATCTCGATCAGTGGCTGGCCGGCGAGGTCGACCAGGTGTTCGCCGAGCAGGAGGGCATCGCCTTCGTCTCCGGCGACGGCGTCAACAAGCCGAAAGGATTTTTGGCGGCGACGACGGTCGCCAATGCGTCCTGGGCCTGGGGCAATATCGGCTACATCGCAAGCGGCGTGGCCGGTGCCTTCCCAACGTCCAATCCATCCGACGTGCTGGTCGACCTGATCTACGCCTTGCGCGCGGGTTACCGGCAGAACGCCACCTTCGTGATGAACCGCAAGACCCAGAGCATGGTGCGCAAGTTCAAGGACTCCACCGGCAACTATCTCTGGCAGCCGCCGGTGGCGGTCAACGGCAAGTCGAGCCTGATCGGCTTCCCGCTGGCCGACACCGAGGACATGCCCGACGTCGCCGCCAACTCGCTCTCGATCGCCTTCGGCGATTTCAGGCGCGGCTATCTGATCGTCGACCGCGCCGGCGTGCGCGTACTCCGCGATCCCTTTACGGCAAAGCCCTACATCCTGTTCTACACGACCAAGCGTGTCGGCGGCGGCGTACAGGATTTCGACGCGATCAAGCTCTTGAAGTTCGCGGTGAGCTGAGGGGCGCAACCGCATAGCACTACGTCATGGCCGGGCCTGACCCGGCCATCCATCCTCTTCGCAAGAATCTTTTCGAAGAAGATGGATGCGCGGGTCAAGCCCGCGCATGACGCTTCAATGTCTGCGTGCCCCGGACGCAGCGCAGCGCGTAGCTCTTCGCGAAGCGGTGCGCTGCAGAGCGGGGGCCGTACCAAGCTCCCGCGTTCGCGACGGTCCCGGTTCTGCGAAGCGGCATGAAGAATGCCGCATCGCGCCCGGGACACGAGTTTCGGAATCCATCCCATGCCCCAATCCGACGACTCCCCCTGGCTGCGCCATCATCGACAGCGCTGGCTGCGCCACGACGCGCACCTGTGGATCCGCCCCGACGCGGCGCGCTTCTTTCCGCCCGGCACCGACCCGGCGGTTATCAATCCAACGCTGCCGCGCAAGCCGGATGCTGCAAAAGCCGCCGCGTTCGAGTCGGAGCTCCAAGCAGAGGTCGCGAAAGGCTACCGCCTCGTCGCTTTGCTGCGCGCAGAGGTGGCCGAGCTCCGCGCCGATCTGAAGCGGCGGCGGGAGCTGGAAGCAAAATACAGCCCAAGCCAGCCGCGCGTGCCCGCCGGCAATCCGCGCGGCGGGCAATGGACCGATCGCAGCGGCGGCGGCACGGTTGCGGGCCCGAGCCAGGACACGGGCCAGAGCCAGGATGCGGACCTCACACTGCCGATGGGCAATGTCGATCTCGGCGATGTAAGTGAGTCGAGCGAACTTGGCGATCTGTTTCGGATCAAGCCGGACAGCCCGCGCACGGATGCCGGGAATCGTTCGGACTCCATCGTAAAAATTGCAGCGGATGAGTCGGAACGCCGCTATTCCGTCGACCTTCGGGAAGAAGAAGCCCGCGGCGGCCACACGTTACGCGATCATGTCGGCAAGACGGACGACTATTTGATCGGTGTGATGAATGCTGATTACAAGCGCTATCAATCACGTAATCTGGAGATAACGGAATTTCGCGACGCCGAAGGCTCGTTCGCAACGCGCGAGCAGGCTAATGACCATGTCAATCAACTGCTCAAACTGGAACGCGACAAGGTCGACCGAGTTGCGACGGGCATGGAAAAACAGGTAAAGCTGGAGAGCAGAATTGGATCCGTGACGGGTTACGAAGCGTTCAGGCCGAACGGAGATTCCGATCCGTACATTCGCGATACCTACGGCGTTCGAGCCGTCATCGTCAATGACAGCCGCTCGCCGCGCGGCTATACGGTGCGCACGGCATTTCCGGTCAATGAACAGCCCGGCCGTCGATAGGAGCTTCGCATGCGCATTCCGGAGGAGTTCAATCAATTCGTAACGAAGATGTATCCCGGCATTCCTCGTGACGATAGGCCGCTGGAAGGCCTGGCGGCGGCGGGCCTCGAAATGTCCAGTGCCAAGGAGCGCCGCGCGGTGCTGGCGTTCCTGAACGAACTGCTGGACGGCGGTCATTCCGATGCGGACATCGAATATGCCTGGAACATGCAATCGCCGAGCTACAATTTCAGCGCCGGCGGCCATCGGGTCTTTCTTGAAATCGTGCGCCGGCAGATCATCGCAGACAGGGATCGCAAGCGCGCGTGAGCGCGGCGCAGTAGCCACATGGGCGCAGCGATACGCGGGGGGACAAGTGAACCCCCGGATGTCGCTGCGCTCATCCAGGCTACGCTGGCTCCGCGATCCGTACATGGCAACGCCCCACGTGCTGTCCTACACGCCGAAACGCGTCGGCGGCGGCGTGCAGGATTTTGACGCGATCAAGCTGCTGAAGTTCGCGGTGAGCTGAG